AATTAGCGGACGCAGTGAATTCCCGCTCAGTGGCGGGATGAAACAGTTGAGCACCCATTCTCTTTTACCTCTTTATCTTTTTTTGATTTAACGTCTTCAACTCGTTCGGCCCACCCGACGCCAAGCAGCGATTCAATAACTCCGGGATCGAGGTTATCGAGGATCGCACCTTGCTTGTAATCATCTTGACCGACTGAAACATCTTTTAACAATCGAATCTTCATGCTGAACTTTCCTTTTGGTTATCAGCAAAACAACCGGCCAGACAGGATAAGGAAAGCGAACCTCCCTGACCGGCGTTTTGCTTTTCTTCGCTTACAAGCTAGCCGACTGGTTGTAAACCAATCCTCGCCAATCCAATGCTTTGGCTCCAACGTAGTGGCGTACGTCGATGTTGATACCGAAGCGACCGTTGACCAGCTGCGAGGTGCGAACCACTGGTGCGCGGCCTGCGCCTTGAAGGTAAACGAATTCGATCGTTCGTGCTTCGCGGCTGACCAAGTACCAAGTCGTGGTTGAACCGCTGCGGCTCGTTCCTGCAACTGGATCGACAACACCGTTTGCAAGTCGTGGTTCGCTGACCGTCACAATTCCGTAGCGCGATAGCGGGTTGATCTGACCATCGTTCGCCGAAGTCGTCACGTTGTTTTGTGACTGCGTTAGCTGAATCGCAGTATCAGCCAAGTCCGGCGGAACAACAATATGCGACGCGGCTAGGCCAATCGAGGCATCACCATCTTTGAACTTCGCCATTGCTGCGATCGCGGCGGACAAGGTTGCTCGTGCTAGTGCAGAGGACCCGAATCGGTTTCCGTCGGTCGTGTTAAACAGAGCACGTCCGGTTGCGGAAAGGTTTGCATTGGCGAGCAAGATGTTTGCTGCCAAGTCAGGTCGGATGCGGCCAGCGGCTAAACCGAAATCTCTCGGAGTGTCAGCAAGCTTTTGGAAATTGTCGCCAAGCAAGTCGGCTTCATCGATTTCCATCTGGCGAGCAAATCGTTCGACGCGAGTTGCTTCCGTCGCCAAGCTTCGGTAAGCGTGAGCGGCTTCACCACCAATCGGCAAATAAGCAAGGTTGTTGCTTGCTGTCATGCGGATTCGGTTGTGATTTTCCATGTCGGGATTCTCCGATTCGGTCGTCCACCCGTCGGTGAAGTCGCGGATCTCGTTGTAGCCTTCTAGCACTCGTGCGCCGATGGTTGCACCGTAAAGGTTTGCGACCGAAGAAGTCGAGAAAGCTGCTTGAAGCAAGTCGGTTCGATCAACCGGAACTTCCTGACCGGAAACACGCAAAGCGTGAGCGGTCAATTCCAGCAGCGACGAATTGCGGAAGCGGTGAGCATCTTCCAAGATTGCTTGCTTCTGATCGCTGTTGATAGAGGCGCGAAGCCAATCAACTTTACAAGCGTCGCGGAAACGACGTTGCTGCCACTTATTCGATTCAACATCTGCACCGCCACGAATCAGCATAGCGGCTTGGAGGCTGGCCATCGTAGTCTGGCTGCTGCTCTTGCTGTGGATCGCTGGCCCGCTTGGACGAGCTTCGCGGGAAGCTTCAAGGTCTTTTTGCTTGCGAATGGTCAACTCGGTTTTCTCCTGAGTCCAGCCGTTTAGGATCGCGTGCGCTGCGACGTCCACGGTCTTGCCTTTGATCGAAATCGAAGGGTTTCCGAACTTCGCGCACAAAGAACGGATTTCGGCGGCTTTCTGCGTTTCGCTTGCGAGCTGAGCGCGAAGGTCGATTGCTTCGGAAGAAGCGGTTGCAACGGGTTTATCTTCCATCGCTTTCACTTCTTCGGACATTTCAGCATCCGCCACCGGAGGAACCATTTCCTCCATCACTTCGGCGTACTGCTTCTGCAAAACCATCTTCAGGTCTTCGGATACACTCGCTGGATCGAGGCCCAACGAGGCTACCCATTCTTCGAAAGTTGGCATCTGTTGTGCCTCCATATATCCCGACTTTTTAGCTAAAACTTCCGTTGCGGTTTCGGGATCTCCCGCGACGGAAACGAACGATATTTCTTCAAGCGTCGAAGCGGTTACGACAAGGATCGGCCCATCAAATTGACGACCGTTGACCGTGACCGTTTGCCCTTCGCTTGTGGTTGTGTAGTCATTGATCGAAAGACCGACTGAAGCTTTCCACGGGAAGCCAGCTTTGCCAGAATCGATCAACTCTTGCGAGTCTTGATTGCTAATCGAGAATACACCCACGGCGGAGAGTTGCGTGCCGTCGTTATTGATTTCGGTCGTGTGTCCAACTGGACGCGACGTGTCGTGATCGCGATGAACTGGCAAGGCTTCGGATCGGATCTGCATTCCGCCAAGATCGACGACAACCGGCCCGCTCCAGCGGATTGCCAGTTTGGGATTCATCACGCCGCCGCTATAAGCATGAAGCACAAATCGCGGCATTGCTCCGGCCTCGGCTTGAAGTTCAACCGATCCAGTTGCATTGAAGCGGACGGTGTTATCTTTGCTTGCGGTCATTTCTGCCTCAATCTGTCGTACTAGCTTATTGGCCCATGCTTGGCCTGGATCTCCGCCCCATAAAGCCCATGCGATTCTCCCGGCACTTGGAAAGCCTTTTTCACCCGGCGAGAATCCTTCGCCTTTCTTATCGACTTCATGGCGATCGAAGTATGCCTTCATGCGCTTCGCGGTTTCCGGCGAGATGTTTTTGCCGTTGCTCAAATCGCGTGCTCTGGCAACCCCAACTTCCGTTCCGCCTCGGTTGTATTCCCGACGCCAATCCAAACCACGCTTGGCTTCTTCGCGAACGCCTTTCGGTGGTGAAAAGTCGATGTCATCAATTGCAGCGTTAAGCTCTGGCTGTGTGTACGGCATTACGGCTTCAGGACTCCGCTAATCTGGACGTTGAGTTCAAGCAGAGCCGTTGTCGTTGCAATTCCAAGGATCGTCACATAATCGGCACTTGTTAGATCGCCAATCGGACAGATTGCGCCTTTCGTGCGGCTGACCACATAGACTTCGCCGACGGTTAGCGTTGCACCAAGATTGATTTTGCCTTTGCTACCGAGAACGAAAAATCCGCTTGTTGCGGCAGCGGTTAAAGCGATCCCCTTTGCTTCGGCTTTTGCTGCGCCGTCGTTCGAATCGCACTGGTAGTATTTGCCATCGGTCGAACTAAGGTAGACCGGCATTCCTTGCGTGATTGATTCGCCAGCGGTGAAAATTGCGATACGTGCGTCCAAAGCACCGACAGCGACGTTTGCGGCTGTTTGCGAGAGGTTAGCCACTTGCAGCATCCTCCTTTGGAATCGAATCAACACTGCCATCCGAAGCGTCGTCAAGCAATGCGGCGACGTTATCCGGCGACAAACCAAGACCGGAAAGCATCACAGTTGCCATCGTGCGCGTCATCTTCTTGGAAGCGTACTCGGTCAAGATGTCCATGATTGCCTTACGATTGCGATTCCACTGAAGGCGAGATAATCCCATGAACTCGCCGGATGCGGAGTTTTGCTCCGCTTGCACTTGCTCGGCCTCCTGCTTCGCTTGTGCGGCCTGATCGGCGGCTTTCGCTTTCGCGGCTTCCTGCATCTGAAGAACCATCACCTGCTCTTGCGAAAGCATTCCGAGAGCTTTCCGGCGATTGAACTGCTCCATCAATTCGCGGTAGTGTGCTTCGCCGTCGATGTTGTTCTCGGCGAAATACTTTTCTTCCGTCATCAAGCCGTTGTTAATCAAGCTTATCGCGGCGTTCGCGTCGTCAACCGGATTAGCGGATTTCGCTGGTGGCCATGTCCACTGGTGCGGGATTTCTTCGATCGCATCGATTGCTGGTAGGTAGCCATCGATTAGTAAAGCTTCATCGAGCCACCATGAGAAAATCTTGTCGAGGCAAGCGGTTTCCCATTCGTTGCGTTCAATTTCGATCTGGTGATAGTAAAGCTGATGATCGAGTCGCGCGGAAGAATAGTTATACTGCGATGAATCTCCGCGGGCCTTGTTTGTTGGCATCCCCAAGCAGCGAGCGATCTCCATCAGGATCGCATTGCGGAAGCTTTCGTAAGTCGTCGTTGGTTGCTCTGGCCGGAACTGTGACATTTTCCAGCCGTAGGGAAGCGATGTCATCATGCCGCGATCAATCTGAACGTGATCGAATGGAGCAACTGAAGTATCAACGGTTTGGCCAGTCGAGTCATAAGTGTTGGCGGTTGTCTCGATCACCGCTGCAAAATCGGCGGCGGTTTCAGCGGCGAGGATCGTTGCCAGCGTGTAACGGCGAAGCATTGCAAAAAGCGGAAGTGCGGGAGTGACTTCGGGAATGCCGCGAACCTGTCCCGGTCGAACGCGATTGAAGACGTGAATCATGTCCTGTTCGAAGACGTCTTCTTTTTCGAACGAGTTTATGACCCAAGTATCACCGGGATGCTGCTTCAAAACATGGTAGATCGTTGGATTGTTATAGCGATCGAAGATAATCCCATCGACTGCGCCCGGTCGTCCTTCGATCCAACCTGGCGTGGAAATCTGATCGGCTTCAACAAGCTGAACGTCGAGCTGTACCTGATTGCGGATAATCGGATTGTTGACGCGAAGAAGAAAGGCTTCGCCATCGACGCACTTGGCGAGGCGTGCGGTTCGAAGTTTGCGAGTTAAGTTAATCGACTTCATCCAGCGGTAGAATTGCCGTTCAATCTCCTTAGCGGCATCGCGGTCTGGAAGCTGAACTTGCAGCCTCGGCCCGGTGCTGACAGTGTCGTTGGCTAGCGTGTTAACGATTCCGTTTCCAAATGAGTTGGCTTCTAGGCATTCGTAACGTGCTCGCTGTCTCAGCGTCTTGCGGATCGTCAGACTATTAGCAGCGGAAGCGGAAAGGTCGTCAGCGTAACGCCAGTGCTTTTGGTTTTCACCCGTTGTTTGTGCGGCATCGTAAGCAGCGGAAAGCTCGGCGCGGGAATCGGCTCGCATCTTGCGAAGTGCTTCCGCTTGCTTGGTTGCTTGCTGAATCGGTTTGCCGTACTGGTCAACGATTGGCATCAGCCGCGATCTCCGTTGACGGCGGAACCTTTGCGAATCTTAGCGAAGATAAGCCCACGCCACGGCGTTGCGGCTCCGGCGTTGGCGGCTCGGTGGCGATCGGCTTCGATAAGCTCTTGCGTGCTCGCTCTGGTCGCTGAAGTGCCATCAACGCTAACCGATTGCGGCTTGCTGGCTGCTTCTGCGATTTCGCCCGGTGTTAAGCTTCCGTCGGCGTTTGGCACTTTTTGAGACTCGCTTAGAGAATGTTGCTACGTTTCGGCTGTAGCGTTCATTCTACTCGACTTGTCTAGTACCTTATTCGCGACGGCGGTTCAAAGCTTCGTCCCGCATCTGCTGGAGGCTCTTGCGAGGTCGCTGCAAGACTGGTTGCGGATCGGCTTGAGTGCGAACGCCAACGACCGAAGCGGCCACAAGGCACATCACTAGGCAATCGAGAAAGTGATTGTCTCGGCCTGTCAATAGCTGCCATTCAACAAGCGTTCGACCTCGGCCAGCGGTTTCAATCGCTTGTTCGCTACAAAGGTGATCGGCAAGCATCCGGTGTTTCATCGGCGAAGCCTTGTAAAGCATCATCGCGCCCGGCTCGCCTTCGGGTTGCTGAAGTCTCTGGTGTAAGACGGTCTTCCAGTGATTCACGTCCGCGATGATATGGCGAGGAACCTGCTGACCGGCGTTTGCTGCCGAGATGCGCCATTCCGGCCCGACGATCTCACCCGGCTTGCGCGGCCACTGATTGATTGGCGTTTGCTTGGCGGAAACCCCACGACCATGCCACGGAAGCCAAAGTGAGCGCTGTTCGGATTGGCGAACGAAAGAATAAACGGTCTTGGTACTTGGCCCCCAGTTGGCATCAATTACGATTCGTTCGATCGGCATCGAAGCTCCGTCGTCGCGAACGAACTGACGAGAAAGCAAGTGCGACTCAAGCCGTCTCAGTCCGGAAAGTAGCGACGCTTCCAGGTTGCCGACTCCGGTTTCGTGCGTAATCGTTCGTTCGATCTCGGAAAGTGTGTAGTAGATTTTGCCTTGATCCGGCCAAACTCCGTAATCGACGACCCAAGATGTAAAGCCATCTGCAACGGCTAGAACCGCATAAAAGAAAGCGTTTTGCTGAACGTCCACCGCGCAAACGAGGTGATTGGCTTCGCGGGGGATCTCGCCTTGCGCGTAACCGCTGGCGCGTTGACAAATCACGTCTGCCGTTGCGGCGTGTTTGCCGGTTTGGTTG